CTTTTCCTGCCATTCCCTCAACTGCTTAATGCACTTATCGGGTTTCTGGTAACTTTCCGCTTTCACAACCGCCAGATTCTTTCTGTCCGGTCCGAAGAAAACGGCATCCCATGAGATTTCCGCCACTTCTGTTCCCTTTGGCACCTTTACGGCACCCTGGGAGATAATATCATAGGTCTGATACTTCGTCCCAAGACTGCCGCTTATCTTCTCCGGCAACGAAGAGAACGTAAACGACTTCTTTTTATCAGCCGCTTCAAACAGTTTTATTTCCATCGCCTACCCCTCCTTCACTACCGGCATATTTGAAAATACCTGTTCCAGTCTGTCAGCAATTTCTCCTCCCAGTTCATCAGCCATTGACTTCATGTTCTTTCGGATAATTGCCATGATGCTTGCCTCATCCATTTTTCCGGTGCCTGAATCCGAAATATTGAACTGCGGTGACATCTGGATATTAAGGTTTATATTTGTCTTTCCGGTTTCCACTGTGCTCGAACTGCTCAAAGGTTCATCTGCGGTATCTGAATCGCTTTCTGTACCCTCTGTGAATCCGTTATAGCCTGTGGCTCCGTTTCTAATCGCTTCGGCTAACAAATTATCATTGAGAGATAAAAAGTCCGAAATGGAGCTGTAAGCAAACATTTCTGTTGCTGTACTTCCGATGGTTGTACTTCCACTTCCTCCACCTAAAGGTGCTGCCTCTCCGATGATGTTACCATTCGCATTTGCCTGTACTCCGAGAATGTCCCCAACCTCTTTGTACAGTTCCAGCGCTCTGTTTCTTCTGCCGGGAACTAAAGGTATGATTGCCTCCGGTCCCTCTTCTCCAACCCATGACAACTGCTTGTCATTTACATAACCGCCGCTTGCATGAGCCGATACAGTAAGTGTTGTACTTCCACTTCCTCCACCGCCTATCGTGAACGTCTTTGTCGGATTCACAAGTGAATAGTCCAGGGTTACGCTTACCGGCATTGTTGTAGAAACGCCTGCGCCAAACGCACTGTTTACGGAACTATCCGTATTTGATTTCAGTGCATCTACCGCACTGTTAATCTGTGCCATATCAGCATTTGTAATAGCACTGCTGATTCCACTTCCAACAGCCGCACCTACACCGGAGTAATCCGCAGCCTGGAAAGCTGTTGCCGCATCGGTTCCAGATTTCGTTCCAAGCTCCGCAAATGCTGTTGAGAATGCTGACGTATCAGTATTCAAAATCGAATCACTCATTTTCGTGCTTAATGTTGTGCCAATACTAGAAAAATCTGCGCTCTCGAAAGAGCTGTTCATCGCTTCTTTGTATTGCTCTACTATGGATTCGTATGCCTCATTGGAAATTGGACCGTACTCTGCCATGACTTCCTCCATCGTTGGGATGGATTCTTTCAGACTTTGCACGATTTCCTCTTTAGCTGTCGGTGCCATATTTTCTGCTGTTGCCACCAACTCCTGATAGATATTTTCAAAAGCTGATGTGTCTATTGTCATATCATCAAGTCCAAGCCATCCCATCATATCCTCCTGGGTCCAGCTTGATATATCCGGTTTTTCTGATAATGCAGTCTGTAAAGCAGCGTTCAATTTTTCAGAAACGCTACCCTCCATATCCGGCATAATACCGGCAAGCTCATCATTCCAAGCCTCTGCTATCGTATCCAGATTGAAACTTGATACTCTCACCTCCATATCGTTGATGTTTGCGTAATATCCATCGGTAGCCTGCTGTACAGCCGCATCGTACTGCTCCTGCGTGATAGCTCCCTCGGATAACTGCAAATTAAGGTTTGTGAGGGTTACTGTAAGCGCATTATCATAAGTTTCTTTGAAAGAACTTACCTGTGCCTGCAACTCCTCCTGCAACTGATTGAATGAATCAATATCAAGACTTGCACCATTTCCGTACTTGATTTTCAAGGTCTGGAACGATGCATCCTCCTGCGCTTTTGATACTTTCTCTGTAATTTCTGTAATCTGTTCTTGCAGATTTGTGATTTCTTTCGATTCATCCAGCGTGATAACTCCATCTTCCAGGGCAATGTTCACTGTATCACTCAATTTTCCCGATAGTTCTTCTATCTGGGATTTCATGTTGTTATACATACTGTCAAGCCCCTCTGTGCTGCCCTCGCCGTTTGTAAGCAATTCTAGGGCAACTGTAGCCTCATAATGGCTGTTTTCGATGTAGTCCTGTGCCGACTTCACAAAATTATCAATGGATGTTTTGTAATCATCCACATCCGTTTCGGATAACTGCATACCCAGACCAACTTTCCAGTTTTCCTTTTTCATCGTGGAAATAGAACTCTCCAACGATGATAAGGATTCTTTTGCACTCTCCGTTGCCTCATTGAACTTTGTAATTCCATCGCCCATATCAGCAAACGTAATTTTGTTCGCAAGGTCTTTAATTTCACTAAGCGATAACTTTATGTTACCGAAAGCCTCTTTTCCGACCTTTGCAACATCCTCCTGGATGTATGATGCAAGCTGTTCTGCAGTTACGGAACTGTCATTCATTGCATCGTTCAAATCATCATTCGCAAACCTTACTTTGTCGATTGATAATCCAGTGGCATCGAATACCTTTTGAGCTTTTTCAGCTTCTTTCTGCATCTCCTCCACATTGTCCTGATACTCTTTCTTGACCTTGTTTCCCTTTATCCAGCCTGCAATGCCTCCAACTCCTGCGCCTACCAAGGCACCTACCGCAGTACCAAGACCAGGAATAATGCTACCGATTGCCGCGCCTGCGGCTGCTCCGGCTGCAACTCCCCCTGCTTTCCATGCGGCGGATTCTCCATAAGCTGACTTTTCGGCTTTATCATCGGATTTCAATGCTTTGTACGCATCAATTCCTGAACTTACAAGTGTTGCTCCTGCGGCTACCCCTCCGGCTGTACCGGCTGTTCCTGCCGCAATCAATCCTGCACCGGTAGTGGCTCCAGAACCGAGTGTGTTTCCAATCATACCCATCGTTATGCCAAGTCCTTTTAGACCGGTTCCCTTTGCGGCTGAACCTATGATTGAACTTCCAATACTTCCGGCCAGTGATGTTCCGGTGGCTGCATCTTTACCGAAAATTGCTTTTCCTACGCTGAAAGCACCTTTGCCAAGGCTCGCAACTGGACCTGCGATTTTGGCAAGCATAATTGCAGAAAAAATGGAGGATAAATCTGCCGATTCTCCCCCTGGAAGTAACTTTCCTGCGCTCTTTACCATATTTCCGAAGCCCTCAAACAGTTTGCTTGCTATCGCATCTGTATCGAACCCCTCTGCAAATCCTTTCGAAAACGAAGCCCCAACGCTCGCACCCTCATTCAAAGTGTCCGAAACATCCACTCCAAGAAGTGTTAATATTCCGAGCTTTAATCCGGTTCCGATGCTGGTTCCCATATCGCCTGCAATATCTGCGATTTTCTGCTTTCCGGTGCTGTGCCACCATTCGCTGAACGGTTCTGCGATGAAATCATCCCAGGCAAGTTTCACTTTTCCGAAGAAATCCGCATTTTTCTACTCATCCGACTGTGATAATTCTTTGAATTTCCTCTTCATTCGGTCCACTTTGCTGTCTACCCAGTCCATCATCTCATTAAGTCCCTGCTCAACTTCCGGCATCTGCTCCGTCAGCCAATCCGCAATGCCTCTCACATAAGGAGATAATCTTTCTCCGAATGAGATTTTTACTCCATCCATAGCTGATTGCAGCAATGTGATTGAACCCTCTAAGTTATCCAGCATAGTGTCAGACATTTTAGATGCGGCTCCATCTGCATTGTTGATAGATTCAGCCAGTTTGTTGTAATCGGATTCTGTCGCATTGATAATTGCCAGCATACCAGACATAGCCTCTTTACCGAAAATGGTACTTGCGGCTGCTGTCTTTTCGGTTTCAGATAATCCTCCCAGGCTTGAACGTAAATTATCAAGAACGCCTTTCAGCGTTTTCATATTTCCGTTGCTATCCGTAAGGCTGATTCCGTATTTCTTCATGGCGGTTGCCATCTTATCTGTTGGTGCCGCCATATTCGCCAACGCTGTTTTTAAGGATGTACCAGCCATCGAACCCTTTACGCTTGCATTTGCCATCAGTCCCAGGGCAAGAGATGTGTCCTCAACGCTGTACTTC